CCCACACACTGATCTCAAAATCCTTGCCTTCTACATTGAGAGGCCCAGCCCACTTTGGAGCCTTTGGATTTGCATTGTCTTTGCGGAAAGCCGCACCCTTATTTGTGTTGTCGTACTCTGGCATATGATGTTGGTTGTGGTTAGCGTTCGTCAAATCGTAGATACTCAGATCGGAACGTGAGTGGAATACTAGCACGAGGACAAGCACGAGCAAGCTTTATATTGAGAAACCAACTGCTCTGATCTTTCTCGTCCTGAGAAATAGTCAAGAATAAATCGGCATCATGTTCGATGGCTCTCGACTCTCGTGATGCTCCATCTGCATTCAGTTGTGTGAGTGCAATGATTACAATGCCACACTCTTTGGCTAGGGTTTTAAGCGTCCTAGATGCCTCTGCAACCTGTCTCTCTCTGCTGTCCTTGGTGCTGGTAGGCTCAAGCAATTGAATGTAGTCTACCACTACAAGCTTGACTTTGTGAACAGCTACCATGCGACGAATAGCAGCCCTGAGTTGTAGGCAGTTCAAACTGCTCTCGTCGCGAATCCAGATTGGAAGCTTGGCGATCTGCATCACTCCATGACGAATCTGATCCATGAGTTGCTTGTTGGTATCTCCAGCCTTTGTCAACAGGGAAAGGTCTGCTCCTGACTTGGAGGAGATTAGACGATCCATTAGCTCCCCCTTGCTCATCTCAAGCGAGATGATGCCAACTGGATTGTTACCCACGTCAGCTGTCCTCATTGCCATGTTCAATGCCATAGCTGTCTTACCTCCCTTGGTGGGCGCACCAATCACGATCAACTGTCCATTACGAAACCCTCCTGTCATAGCATCAAGTGGAGCAAATCCGCTTGTGATGCCAATCAGTTTTCCTCGGTTCTTAACCATGTCATCATACTCAGTAAGACGATCCATTGCTACATCCTTCACGCTCTCAATGCGAGATGAGGTTTCAGCATCAGCCGCAACAGCTACCAATGCCTTCTGTACGATCTCGCTCAACTCTCCTGCTGTGGCTGGGTCATTGGCACTAGCAATGATCCTCTCGGCTGCTGCGATTGCAAGGCGTGATGTATGTTTGTACTTTAGGATCTCCACATACTCCTGCCAGTTACTTGGAACACAGGGAGCAAGGAAGCACTCAGAAACAAACGAGGCTCCACCAGAAACCTCTAGTGTTCCAGTGTTGCTCATATGTTCAGTGATCGTTACAAGGTCACACCCATTGCCTTCCTTCCATAGTTCTATGGCAGCTGAGAAGATCCTCTTGTGTGTAGGATGAAAGAATAGCTTTTCGCTAATGCTATCTGCTGCCTCGTTAATAATGCTTGGTCGTTGAAGTATTGCAGAGATGAATGCCTTCTCTGCATCTAGTGATGTTGGTAATGCCATGTTGTTGGTTGGTTATTTTTTTGCTTTCTTTTCTTTCTTTGGTTTCTCTTCCTTCAATGCCCACCATACAAGTACCTGTTGCTTGAAGGTGTTCCAGTAGTTGGATAGGTCTTCCTTCCATACCACCTCAAAGTCACCCTCCTCTTCCTTGCCAATACGGACGATAGCATGAGATTTGATTTCATTGTATGGACTTGCAACCATTTGTGGATTGTTGCAATTGAAAAGTTGAGCGTATCCAGCGCATTGCCGCCAATAGCTTTCACTAATCTTTTTGCTTGTCTTGAAATCAATCAAAACAAACTCTCCGTTTTCTCTCTCTGCAATTAGATCAATCGTGCCTCCATATTTGTAAGTCTCATTTACAAGTTGGATTTCCGTATAGACCTTGCGAAGTTTTTGCTCCTCCCACCAATCGACAAACTTGTTGTAGCAGACTAGTGCCTTATCAATGTCAGACGTTGAGTAATCATCTAAGTCAGCAACTTGTCCGTTTAGATAACACTCAATAAGGAAGTGAGCAATCGTGCCAATGTCTGCGGCGTTATCCCTCTCCTTGCGGTAGTCCTTGCCTTGCTTGCCAAGATCCCACGCCCAGTGGATTAGACCTCCAGCGTCTTCTCCGATTTTGCAAATGGTCGAGCCACCGCTCACCTGTGTGCCGTCTGCCAGAAAGTATTTCTGGTGAGGGGCGTTTCGTATCAGTTTTGTTTTTTCCATCCGCTACCTATAGTCAGACTCTAATTCATTGTCCATAACAAAATTTTCCCAATCATCAGAATTTGAGGATTGACTTCCTGTGGCATCTCCGAATCCGTTTTGTACGACGAACAGTTCAGTAAGCAACGCAAGTGCATCGGCTCTATCTGGGGAGCTGCCTTTTGTTCGCTTCTTCAAGTCCTTCTTGCTTTCCAGCAATGTTCTTTCGTTCTTGAGGGAATAGATTCTAGCGCAAAGCTCTCGTGCAGTCTGGTCATCCAGCCCCCTCATTCTTCCACTCATGATGATCACCTTGATTTGACCCCACAGCTGAGTCACACGATTGGCATAGACTTGCTTTGCAGGACGATCATCCTCCACGCTAATTGGGGAGTCTGTTGCAGCTCCACCAAAACTCACCCGCACAAACCCCGACTGCCATCGTTGAGAGATGATGTCGGCAATGCCAGCACCAGCACCAGTTGCATCAAGAGCAAAATTCTCTGGCTCGACATTGTGTTTCTTCAATAACTCAATCGTCTGATCTGCCACTTGGTAAAACAACGGATAGTTTGGATCATCCATCAAATGCAACTTAATGATTTCCGTAAGGTTGATTGTCAGATCTCCATCAAGAGCCTTACCAACCTTTGCGAATCTGAGTACGCAATCATCACCCTCTGTGGTGAATGCTGGATCAAGTGCTGCAAGAGTTTTTAGATCCCCTCCCTTCCATACAACCTTATCTCTGGCGCACCCCTCCGTAATCATAGCTGAGTCCACCATCGTATTCCTAGCTCCAGACTTGCTCCACATCCCCCTGCAATAGCTATTCCACTCCAGACTACCCTCGCCAAAGTTTTTGCGGATTGTGTCCACATTGTCTTGCCCGAACAAGTATGGGTACAATAAGCGACCAGCCTTAATATTTGGAGACTTGAGTCCATCAAACCTTACACACACTCCTGACTTGGTTTCCCAATGTTCATCATCATCCCCGATACTCCCCCATCCCATTTTTGGTTCACAGAATAATCCATGAGGATCAAACATACTGGAAGCATTAGCGATAGCGATGAAGTGGTAGAAGTCCGTACCAACAGCCAAGTTTGCTCTTGCTGAGAATACAGCTGGATTGGTCTGTGCTGCCTCGTCAACCATGATTAGCATTCTGGGTAGGTGAACACCCTGTAGCTTTCCTACGGCTTGTTCTACGGCCCCAGAATCAACGGCAAGGGCTGTTATAGCAGACCTGTCATCACCCTTGGTGAACTGGATCTTGGTTTGGGAATCCACCACATTCAACCCGAATAACGGAACGCAAGGTCTGGTGAACTTCATCATCTCAGCCCAGATACGGCCCCTGAGTGATGGAACAGTCGTACTCGTTAATGCAACACGAGTTCCCATGGGTTTAGCTAGGTACTCAACCAAGGACAAGAGGGTGAATGTGAATGTCTTACCAGCGGCGGCGCATCCAGTAACCCCGATCTCGTCATAGTTTGTCCATGCCCATAACGCCAGCTCGTTCCAGTTGTTCCAGCTTTTAATCACATCGGGCCATAGCATATGAATGCAATGCTTGATATGTTGACCCCTGCTAATCCCTGTGATGCGAGATGGGTCTTTGTCGGCAACCATTAGCAACTCAATCTCTAATTGAGTGATATTGGGAAACTTACTGAAGTCTAGTCCGTAGGTCTGTAGATTCATGGTGTTATCGTCCTCTTTTAATTAAAAACCTCATCATCCATACCGAACCTTCAGATGTTGATACTGTATAAACAATGCCAGTGGCTACAACCTTCCAGAATCCACCAGAAGTCATGGATGACCACAACTGGCCCCAAATAAGAATAGAAACCAAGAAATAAATTAAGTTTGATGCAATTGCCGCCCATCTATGATGCTCAACATCCTGTTGGTTGCGTGATCTAGATGCCCAAGTTCCAGCCATGTTTTGAACAAATCCTAAAACACCAATACAAAAAAGCATTGTAAATTCACTAGCCGTCATAACAACCGCAAGGTATTTTTGCTGGATCATTCTTATCCAGCCACTCAAACATCTGAAGCTGATCATCATCAGCCTTTACAATTTCGCTCCATTTTACCCCAAATCTCAATCCTTCCACCCTTCCTTTTACAATCATGTTTTCCTCTAGGTCAATAGCTCTTTGGAAGTATTTTGGATGTTCTTTGCGAAGTCGTATGATTTCACCTAATTTCATTGATGGGCAAAAGAAACAGGAAGACTTGCCAGCTTGTGGCAAGCCATGACGATTGATTGCTTCTGCGCACTCTTGTCTCCTCCAAGCCCATTCAATTAGTGGATACCACATTGTCTCTGCACAATTCTTCCCAAAAGTGTTAGCTTTAATATTGATGGCACGATGTCCCTCTCCTGCATCGTATCCAACTGCAGAAACAACTTCGTTTATATTTTGATCACGCATCCACTTGACCATGTATTTTTTTTTGGGGTCAATCTTATACTTCATACTACAAGCCTTTCTTCCATAGGCCAGAGATGGAATTGTTTTGTTTCTCAAGCAATCACCCTCAAGAGTTGTTTTTTCTTTCTTGTAGGTCTTGTGAACAATCTCAATGGGTATTCCCCACCACTCCATTGTCTTTTTAGACATCATTTCAATGTGGTTGTAGGTGTGCGGCAATTCACCACCGGTATCAGCAAAGATGATAAGCTCTGGCTTGATGTCTCGTTCTAGGAATCCACAAAGCATGGCAACTGAATTTGTGCCTCCACCATAGGCAACAACAATAGGTAGGTTGTTTTTCATTTGAGCATACTTTCCATTTTTAGAAACATTGTCAACCAATCAGATATAAAAAGAAACCACTCCCAGATCCTCACTTGAGGTAGAGAGTGGCTTCTGTTTTAGATTAAATCAACGCTAGTAAGATCGCAGCTGAGAACGGATGCTGTCAAGAGCAGATTTTGGCTTTCCCTTAGTCTCACCATCATCGTCGCTTGAAGATCCCTTGCTAATACGAGGCTGGACAGCAATATCGTCCTTGACTCGGCTCTTGTATTTAGCAAGTTCCGCTTTCAGCTTATCGTTTTCAGCAACTGCCTCACGAGCAATCACTGCTAGGAATGGAGCAACGGTCATTTCATTCTGGGTGGCGTTACCATGAATGATTGCCCTTGCCGCCTCAATCCGCTGCTTTACCAAGTTATCGTTTTCTTCGTCACCTGTCATTCGGAAGAAATCAGACTTCTTGGCAAGATGATTAGTCATGCGCTCAAAGTTCGTGTTCACTTCCTCTACAATCTTTAGGCTCTGCTGCTGCTCGGCTTGTTGAACCTTGTAAGCAGTTTCCTTGGAGTTTTCTAAAGCATAATTGAGTTGCTCACGCTTGGCATCAGCCGCATCCAACATTATAGCGAATTGTCCTGCCGCCGCACCGCCGCCGAATGACTCATCAATAAATTCAACTCGCTCCCTACCCTTGAGAGAAAGTGCCTTCTCAGCAATGGATTCATCATCAGCAAACTCCTGTGCATATGCTTTTGCCTTGTCGACTAATGCAATAAATGGAGCTTCGTAATCATTCTTAAATGTAGAAGAACGCTCAAATGCTACACGCTCAATCTCTGCCTCTAGCTTCTCCAGCTTCTCACGATAAGCAAGAACCTCGGTATCCTTGGCCTTAAGCGACTCCTCGTATGCTTCAGCCTTCTTGCGGAGTTCAGCAATGTTCTCTTCCTTTGAACGCTTCTTTGGAACCTCTGCAGGATCAACATCTTTAGTAAGATCAATGTCTGAAATGTCAAAGCTATCAACAACTTCAACGGGTTCTTCCTTAACCTTCTTTGCCTTCTTCTCCTTTACGATTTCTGGCTCAGTGGTTCCTCCCTCCATCTGCTTTAGGTAGTCATTAGCATCTTGCTCGGCTACATAATCAAGATCAGTTGGAACCATGCTCTCTGGAAGATCTTCAAGTGACTTAATGTCAATCTTCTTGATGTCTGGTTTCTTATTCAGTTGTCGAGAGATCTGACTCTCCCATGACTCTGTGTTTGGCTCTGGAGTGGAAGCAATGACAGGATCTGCCGCTTGCGTTTGGTTTGGTATGTTTTCGTCTGACATAAATTAAAATTCCGTTGTGTAACTAGGTTGAACCTCTTCAATTTCCTCTGGAACGATTGACAGGTTGTGAAGGTCGGTAATGACAGATGCTCGTCCTGCATCGAATCCAAACAATACATTAGCATTGTCTGCAATCTTAGTCAGCGCATTGGTGTTACCAAGGGTCTTGGCAGCAGTTAAGCTATCGGTTAATGCCAATGCTTTTTGCAGCACTGGCAACTGCAGGATCTTCTTTAGCTCTACAGCTAGGGTTACATCAGCCCTCCATTCTTCAAATGTCATATAATGTGTTTTTTGTGTTTCTCAAAAGCAGCATCTCCCTCTTGATTGGTAAATGATTTAATAGAAATGTTTACTGGATGCGATTCTTGAATCATTTCCATTATCCTGTTAAATAATGTTTGTAGATTTGTAGATGCAACAACTCCAAAATCCCCACTTGCAGAATATCCGCAAATGCCATTCGGGTCATTTTCTTTATTCGCCATGCTCTTTAGCTTCTGCATCTCTGATTGTGTGGATGAGATTCTTGAGAATCAGAGCTTGCTCCGACTCCCTGCCATTGAATGTGCGAAAGTGGATGTATCGCTCATAGATTAGAGCAACTATTTGCTCCCTCATTTCTTCCCCCCCCGATTCAAAGAGGTTTGTTGTCATTTGTTTTTTTGGGTTTTGGTTTACTTACACATCCAAGCGTGTCCAAGCCTCGCTCATTTAATTACTGGTTTTGGTTTTGTTCATATTTCTGGGCAATCTTTAGCTTATCAATCATCAGCCTCTGCGCCGTCTTGCGATCTTGCAACTGCATCTGGTGTTGGGCTTTTGCTTGCTTGATCTGAGCGTCATTCTGGAACTTCAAGCGGTCAAGCTCTATTTTATTCATAGCAATCATTTGTTGAGGATCTTGCTGTCCACCCTGCTGTTCCATTGCCAACTGCTGTGCTTCCATCTCCTTCTGTTGGAGGTCTTCTGCCATCCTAGCCAGCTGGTCAGCGATCTTCATAAGCTCACTGGTCTGCTCATTCATCGCATCAAACTGGTCTTGACGAGTTGGATCTGTCTCCAAGAACTGGAGATGACCAAGAAGATGAGGAAGTAACGCTTGCATCGACTGACTTGCTTGCCTTGGGTCTACTTGCTGGTTCTGAACTGCCTCAACAACACTACCACCAAACTGCAAATGTACAGCAAGATGAGTAGCGTGATTCTGATCGGGATCAATGAGAACCTGCCCCCCTGCTTGGAGTGCATTGTTCTCAAGAGATGCAATGGATAGGTCGTTGCCATCTGGTCTTGTCTCCTCTGGAATACCGAAAGTTTCAACCCCAGTTTGCCCTGCGATTGCCGCTATGTTGGCATTAATTACTCGTTTCCGATTGGACTCTGGGAGTTGAGGTAGATATTGACCAATCAGATTCATAGCCTGTAGTCGTGCAGAAGCTGACCCCTGCCCGATAGAGCGAGTAGCCCGAACAGTGTCCATGTCAAGCAATGCTCCTGCTGGCACTCCACGATCCATACAAGCCTTCTGGAACCTTAGTGCCTCCTTGCCGCCATGATCCTCTTCAATAAGATTTGGATTAGATGCCCTACGATAAACCTCCGTATAATGAACATCAAGGGCTTGCAGGTAGATCTCTGCACGAGTATTGGTAAGACGGCTCTTTTCTCCCATCTCAAGCTCAACCTCTTTTGCTCCCTTCCTGCTACCACCATTAACTACTGACGGCATAAACGAGCCAATATCGTCAGACTCCTGTGCATTGAAGAACTGAGCGACTTGCATTGAAGCACCCAAGTTGGAAGAAACATTCTGCTGAACAAGCTCAAGTCCAGATGGAAGAATCCTCCAAGGGCCAATCTGAATGCTCTTCATCTTTTCTGCATCAGCTGCAGATGCCGCTCGGAACATGGTGGCACCACCAACGATGGCATTCTCCATGAGTGAGTTGTTCATGCGGTTCATTGCCTCCGCATACTTGTAAACCTTCTGGCCTAGTCCTCTCACGCCATGATAGTACCCATTGCCAATACCATTAAGGAAGATGGTGAATGCGTTAGAGAAGTCCTTATAGCGACTAATCTTTTTGCAAAGGAACTCAGTGCTGTTTAGGCGATCAAAGATGTAGTGAGAAATGCGACCATCGTATTCACGAACATAGAAGTGAGCGATCTTAATGACCTTGCTCTTGGCGTATGAGTAGTAGAGTCCGTTATTTTTAAGCTCAGTCTGATACCACTCCCAGGGACGGCGTTGATCCTGCTCATCAACGCGAGCTTGCATAATAGCCTTCTTAACCTCCCCCACATCCCATCCACCCCTTTCAGCGGCCTCTTTGTTCTCGATATATGAATAAAGCTCCTCGCAATAAAGCTCATCAAGAACATAGCAAAACTCCCAATTGTTCCAATCTACCTTTGCTCCCCTTGGAACTACCATAGCCCAAGGCTCAATTGACTTAGCCCTCCAATCGGTTTGATCGGGGAAATACATACAGGATTGACCATGAATAACCAGAGACTTCTGACAAACTTGATGCTGGGCAAGGAAGTTGGGGTTTGAACCAGAAAGAAGCCTATGAAACTCTTCGGTAATAATTCGGCTCCACTCCTCACGCTTGCCCATGTCCTTGCCGTACTTTGTCTTACAAGTAGCATACGAACCAACAGAGGTAAGGATGTCAAAGTAAGGGATAACTGCGGCCTCTACCTTAGCCTCTGCATGACCCCAGTTTACATTGATACGATCTGCCTGACCAAGTTCACGAAGTTGCTGTTCATTAAATGGAGGATTGCCGTCGATAATTCCTTGGATTTGACTGCGACGATGGGATGCAATTTTATCATCTTCTGTTAGGGTGTAAAGCATGGCACGAGCAGATCCAGCGTCCTCCACCCTTGTTTTTGGTGGCTTTTCGCCCTCTTGTAGATCTTTAAGTCCGTATGTAATCATATTTTAAGTGATGCCGATGCTTGTGTTAAGTCTTCTGTTTTTACCCAGCACCAATCTGGTCGATCCCCCGTTGTCTCGGATTTTTCGCCAGAGAGCAACACTTTTCTCTTTACATGAACAATTGCCTCATTTCTGCAACCACATACGCCACAGGTATAAAGATTGGCATCCAGCGGGGTTGTTCGTTTCCCCTTAACTTTAGAAACTAAGGTTGTAATTGTTTGCATTACACCGCATCCAGCGCAAAAGTTAGTTGTCATATTGTTATAACAACGAGAGCAGATCTCAGCCCTTCTATTAGCCTCATCTTGGCTAACAAACACATCCTCCCCCTTCATTCCATCAATTGCCATAGTTGATAGTGAAGTGATGCCCTTGATGATGCTTTCAGCGGAAAGTAGCGGCCTAGTTCCTTTAGCTGGAGTTCCATCGGTATAGACGCACCACCCATGAGGTAACTGCCGACATAACTGATCCTCTACACGCTCAACCCAATCACTTGGCAGTGGAATTCCATTATCCACATAATGAGCTTTAACTCTGGATAAAAGGCTATCCCATGACAACTCACCATCAATCTTCATCCCTGTCTCTGGGACAGTAAACCGATAGCGGTTAGGAGGGACTGAATCAGTCTTGATTAGCTTCTGCCTTATCATTTTCAAGTATTTGTTTGAAGTATTCTAATCCTGCATGAAACCCACCACGGAAGGCGTTTTTAGCATAATCCTCATGACCTTTGGCAGACCCATGATTATTTGAATATGTT